AAGATAAAAAAGAAATACGCAGAGAATTTATAAAAATGCTTTTCAATGAATTAAAAACAACACAGAAAGAGTATATCCATGATGCTTTCACGCTATATGAAGATTTTGTTGAACATGGGTTAATTGTCATTTCAGATGGACAAAAAAAAACCCTATACAATATCATGTTAAAAGAAACTATTCAAGACATTAAGTTTAAAATACACAAATCATCAAGCACCGCTTTAAAAAAAGAAATGCAATCGATATTAAAAAACATTGACAAAGACAAAAACAGTAATGCTATAAATCGGAGCAAAGCATATTTAGTATGCACAAGTATCAAATCTTTTATAAGCGATGATGCTATTTTAAAAAAAATCAATTTGTAAATAAAAATATACTAACTGTAAGTTTTAGTAAAAAAAAGTAATATTATAATAATAATTTTTACTTTTGTCGTAGTTGATTTTATTTAATAATAAAAAACCATACTATGAGCGTAATACCAGCAACTTACAACCTTCAAAATCATTACAAAGGTTCGTCCTTTTCGCCATTGCACCTCAAATTAAATTTCGACATTACTGGCGCAGTAATACTTTGCCAAATAAAACCAGATACAGATAGCCCGGCTATTCACCAATGGATATCAGGAACAAACATTACTGTTATCGATGCTCCTACAGGCGAATTTCTGTTAAACCAAATAGATGTCTTTGATCCAGAGCCTTGTAGATATATCTATGATTTACAAGTTACACTTGCCAATGGTACTTCGCAGACCTATTTGAAAGGTAAAATAAAAGTTATTCAAGATATTACGGTATGATAGAGATAAATCAAATAGTGCAAATTGTTGATTTAACCGTTGATCCCACAACTGAAGTCATTAATCTTGAAGTTTCTGAAACTCCGATATCAATTATTTTGGAAGTAAAAGAAACCGCATCTCCCGCAGTAATAGTAATTGAAATAGCTGAAAATGTAACAGTAGGCCTAGACAATATTCCAAAATTCATTACTTTTTCTTCCAACAGCACCAACACAACTCCTGTTCATACCAGAATTAACCAAATGGACACTTTTGAAATGCTAGGTGTTGATGTGTTTTTCGTTAAAAATGTTATTTATAATTTAGACGATAACGTTCCTCCTAATCGAATATTTTTCAAAACAGAAAAGTATGTAGTAACCAATGTTGGAAAAGGATTTTATGGCATTGATGGTACGCAATTAGAGGCGGCCAATGTTGAACTTATCTACAGTTCTCCAGTGACTACTTCGGATATAATTAATATTCCTTTAACTCAAATTCTCATTATTGAAGATTTGCTAGGTTTATCAGTTTCTAATTATATAAATCAACTTATTCCATCATTTGAATTTCAAGAAGTAGATATTGCACCTAGAATAATCCAAGCTATTGGAGTGGCTGACTATCTTTTTCTTCCACCTGGAGGGATGTATGGTTTAGCAGATAATCAAACTACTAATGTAGATTTTCAAGCATTAAATTCATCGCCTGAAACCCCAGTTACCACACTTGGAGATATTTTATTGCTAGGAAATAGACAACCAAAGCAAATAACAGGTCCAACTTATAATTTACAAACAGAAGACAAATCTAAAACGTTGATAGCTGATCAAAGTGATACTATAATAGCTATGAATAATTCTGTTTTTAATATTGGCGACGAAATTGAAATAATAAATCCCGCTAATACAAATTTATTTTTTGCAAGTTATTTAGATACTGGAGCTGTATTTTATTTAGGTACAGATATTGGAGGTTTTAGCGCTAACGTACTTATAGCTGGTTCTAGAACAATAATTAAGTGTATTGCTATAGATGTTTATACGTTGAATATTATTAATTCTATCTCAATTGGAACTACCCCAAACTTCCAACAAGTAACCGATGTTGAAGATCCTATTACAACAAACCCAGTTGGTAGTACTTCCGCTTTTTACGTGGGTGCTTTTATTGATTGGCTTTCAGGAAATACGGCGGCTTCATTCATGGCAATGTATGCAGACATGGGTTTGGTAATAAAAGACTACGGCCCAAAGGCGCCAATGATTTTTAAAAACAAGCTGAACGACAACACCATTACGCTTCTTGCTCAAAATAAACCCGAAAGTGATTATCTAATTGCCGATACCGAAGATATTGCAGCATTGCAAACGCAAATTGCAAATATAAACACAACAGTATTACAATCTCTTGAAGGGCTTTCGTGGAAAAACAACGCTAGAATTGCTATTGATACAAACGTAGCTTCTAGTGGGCAAATTTTAAGTATTGCTTCACTTGTTCAACAAGGTATTACTTTAGTAAATAATGATAGAATTTTATTTACAGGAATGACTAACACAGCATTGAATGGCTTGTATAGATTGAATTCTGCAAATATGTATTTGTATAGAACTACAGACGCTAATCTATCAACAGAATTGACAAATGCATTGGTGCCAGTTGCCGAAGGAACTTATCAAGGTAAGGTTTTCAGACAAACAACGGTCAATCCTGTAATATATACAACTCCAATAGTTTTTGAAATCTTTGGCAATTCAGTAGCTATTGCAACAGCTTTAGTTTCCGGCATCATGAAATTATACACTGCTGCAGGAACCAACACCGATGGCACAATTTCGCAAAAGATAATTACTGATTTGTTGGCTTTGAAAGAAGATCTCACAAATAAAGAAAATACAACTTTAGATAATTCATCAACTAAATATCCAACTAATAACTTAGTTAAGACATATTTAGATGAAGACCTTATTATTGATAAGTTTTTAAATAATCAATTAGCTTACATTATACCAGCAATAGGTTCTGGAACTTTTGGTAGTTTAAGAGTTGGAAATATTACTATAAGTGGACAAGTTGCTTATAGTGGTCAACCAACAGCAATTCAATTTAGTACAACTGTTGTTCCAGGTACTATTGCCGCGGTAAGAGGTGTAAATATAAATATAGGTAGTACTTATTTTGTATCAAAAATATATTTTAAAATAATAACAAATATAGCTGGAACTCGCTTTTTTAATGGTTACTCAAATATGTTTAGATTAGCACTACCAACAAATGTAGAGCCAGATACTTTAATAAATAGTATGGGTGTTTGTAAATTATCAACATCTGACAACTTACATTTTATCTATAATGACGCAAGTGGATTAGCTACTACTATTGATTTAGGTGTTAATTTTCCAGCGACAAGTGTTGGGGATTATAGTTATACTTTAGAGTTTATAAGAAGAACTACTGATACAAATGTTACAATGACTTTAGTTAGAAATGATGGATTAACAACGTCAACTGTTATATCATCTAATATTCCAACTAGTTTTCAATCTCACGCTATTTATATTACCAATAATGCAACTGCATCAATTGCATCATTCTTACATCATGGAGCAGCTTATAACACATTAACATAATGATATACTACACAACAAAAAATGGACAAATAATTGATGAAAATAATCAGTTAATACCAATGGATGAAAGTTCACCATTATACCAAGATTATTATGATTACTTGGTAGGTGAAGGAACTGTTTATGAAACTGATTATGAATTTCCAAGTGATGTTGTTGAAAGAATGGTTGCAGAAGAAACTCAAAGATATATTCAACGCACAACAGATGGTGTAAATGCATACGCTAAAATAAGTGCTGAATTTAGACTTGCAAAGTTGAGTGGCACTATTGACGATGCGACGCATACATATTTAGAAAACTTATTGATACCAGTTCGCAATGAAGTTTTAGCGGGGCAATGGATAAGTGCAAAGCAAAAATTAATAGTTATTGGAGTTGCGCAAGTTGGTGAAATATTATACAATCGCTTATTTGACCAAATTACAAAATATATAACAGAAAATTATTAATGAATTTTATATTATTCTTAGTATCAATTATTGTATTTCTACCTCTATCGTTAATCAATATAATTTTAGTTGTATTTAAAGGGGGTAATGTATCAGACTATTTTTTAGAAACGGCGATTGATATTGACAGATTTGGTAATAGAAATTTTAGAACGCTATTGAACACAACGTTACAAAAGAATGGATACAAGTTTGGTGATGAAAGGGAAACTATATCAAGCGCATTAGGCAAGAATAAACGAGATAACACGCTTACAAAAACAGGAATAACAATTTGTAATATATTAGACTATTTAGATAATAATCATTGCTTAAAATCAATAAAACAATTATGAAAAAATCATTCATTTCAGGAAAAGGAATACTGCACTTAGTCTTTATGTATTGTTGTTTGTATGCTATAAATTATTATTTGCATGGCACTTATGTGCAACACACGCTTTTGTTTCCAAGTTCAATGTTGGCATCATTGAGCCAACAAGTATTTGGCGTTCAACTTTTCTTTAATCTCTTTTTTGCTTTTTGTGTAGGCTACCTAATTGAATGGTGTCAAGCAAAATGCTTCAAAGCAGAATTTAGCTGGTTTGATGTTATGTGGACATCATTTGGTATCATTGGATTTTTCCACTATCAGTTTTACGTTGATTATGATTTGTATCTAGGATGCATAATTACTGCATCGGCATTGGTAGTATATATCATTTACGACTATTTTTTTAAACCCAAAACTAAATTTTAAGCCATGAAAGAACATTTATTATACATCGCTTGCTTGTCAAAAATTCCTCTTTCTATTCAATCCTTATTTTCAAAACCTATCGGACTTATGTTATTAATTCCTTCCATTTCTATTGCCTTGTTTACCAATTTACAATTGATATTAATCATGATGCTTGGCGCGTTTATTTTTGATTTTATCACAGGCATTTATGCTAGTTACGTAGAAAAAAAACAAAGCAGTACCAAAGCAAAAGTCTATTGGATTGAAAGCGCAAAGCTTCGCCGTTCCGTGGTAAAAGCAACATCATACATGCTTTTTATTGCAGGTGTCTTTGTGTTTGAAAAATTATTTTTCATCAGGCAATTAAAATTCACTAGCATTTCAGAAAAGGAATTCACCATTACCACCATTGCTGTAGCGTTTTGTTTTGCCATAGAGTTCTTTTCGATTTTGGAAAACTTAAAACGATCAGGATTTGACCTTCTTGGTCAATTCAAAAGTGGTGCAAAAAAAGTTCATGGATTAATTAAAACAGCAAAAGGCGATGATGAAAATATATAGTTATTTAGAAAAAGAAACCGCGCCGCAATTATTGGTTCAAGCTATTTCTTTTATAGGAACAAAAGAAGTAGCCGGAAAAGTGCATTCCAATATCATTATGAATTGGGCAAAAGATTTAGGGATTGAAAAAACATACACCAATGACGAAATCGCCTGGTGTGGATTGTTTATGGCTGCCGTTTGTAAACGTGCTGGAATTTCAATGAATATGACTGCAAAAGAAAGTCTTTGGGCGTTGAATTGGAATAAATTTGGAACCCGTCAAAAAATAGCAATGCTTGGTGACATCTTGACTTTTAGCCGCAATGGTGGTGGTCATGTTGGTATTTATGTTGGCGAAGATGATAAGTGTTATCATGTTTTGGGTGGCAATCAATCTGACATGGTATGTATTACTAGAATTGAAAAAACAAGGCTTTCGCAAATAAGAAGAACTTCTTGGAAAGTAGCACAGCCACAATCAGTAAGAAGAATTATTTTAAATTCTCAAGGTATTATTTCAACAAACGAAGCGTAAAATGAAAAAACTAATACAACCCATCATCATTGCCGGTTTAATCCTTTTGCTATTTTTCAAAAGTTGTAGTGGCGAAGAAAAAACAACCACCGCACCTGGATTGAAAGTGCCTGCTATTATCGGAAAGTTTAAACCCAAAAAGCCAACGCAAACACCAATTCCAATTCCTAAAAAAGGGAAAAAACCAAAAACGCAAATCCCGTTTGATGATAGTTTTTTGCAAGCCGAAATCGATAGTCTAATTGCTTTGAATAATCGCTTTTCAACGGCCAACGATAGTTTGAAAGCGGCCATGTTTGCCAACGCAATTCAATTAAAAGAATATCAGCAAACGTTCGACAATGACACTATCAAAACAACCGTCAAAGGATTGGTTTCCGGCGAGATCAAATCTATGGCAATAGATTATGTCATCAAGCCTAGAACCATTGCACCACCAGTTGCAAAAGAAACTTTCCTCAGGCTATTGGCAGGAGTGGAAATTGGCAACACCAAAACATTGGACCAACTTACAACCAAAGCAAATTTTGGCTTTCAAAACCGAAAAGGAAATATCTTGACCTTTTCAGTAGATACCAACGAACGTTTTTATTTTGGTTATACCATAAGCATTTGGAATATTAAAACAAAAGTAAAATGAAAGCAGTACACGATTTTATAATACAGATAAACGAAAAGTTCAAAGACTATATCACCCTAAATTCAGGGGATAAATTGTTTGTGGACAAACGTTTTACTTTTCATAGAAACGCAAATGTGCTACACACAATAAAAGAAGTGCCAATTGTCAATTCTTTAAACATTCATAAAGGAACAGAGGTAGTCATAGATCCAATTATAATGCACGATTTTTTAGACCAAGATGGAACAAAAATGGCTTCTGGCAACCAAATATCGACAACAGGCAATCTATTTATAGTAACACAAAGAAATATCTATTTTTTCAAGGACAATCAAAGCCAAACGTATTTTAGTCCAAATGATTATATCCTTGCCAAAAAAATAGAAGTCGAACAACTAAAATCATCGTTTTTATTTATTCCGGAAAATGAAACAAAGCAGTTTAAACAAAATAAAGTAGTGTTGCATTCAAGTTCAATGACAAACAAGAATTTAACCAAAGATACTATCGCTACAACCGATATTACTCTGGGAGCGCCATTTTATATCAACGAAGAAGAATTTTTACTCTTCCGAGAAAAACATTTTTTTGCAATCAATTAATACAAGTTACCATGAGTTATTTCAAAGAACGTATTCCGGCATTGATAGATAAGTACAAAAAGAACATTGACTATCTGGAAAGTATTATCGAAGCCAATGGAGAAGATTTATTAGAAGATGATGATGATCAAGACGGACCCAAAGGTTTAGGTTTAGGAAACGAAAAAGCAGTAAATATAATCAAAGCAAAAAGGGAAGCTCGACTAGAACTAATAGCAAACTATGACGAAGTAGAGCGCCTTGAATCTATCCTTTTTGGTAAAGATTTAGAAAAAGATACATCAAACCAGCACCCAACAAAAAAATACGCAAATAAAGATTAAATTATGTCTATATTCTACACAGGTAAAATTGCCATTAACCACATTCCAAAAGATGTTATTGAGAAAAAAAACAATAGCAAGTCTTGGCAATACGGCTATGACAAAGAATACGATGTGGTAATAATATCGCGTACTGGACAAATAGACCATTTAATATATGAGGTAGAAGGATTGACTATTGCATTACCAAAAAGACCAAAAGAAGAAGATATTGTAAATTACGGTTTACCAAAGAAAGACCAAAAATGGAATAGAGAAGAACTGCCAAAAGGATTGAATGATAAAACCGTAAACAGTAGAGAATTTGCAGAATTTATTGATGAACAGTTTCATAAAAGAAGACACGGCGTTTGGATTTACATTAAAGGACAGCCAGTTTATTTAAGCCCAACCTATTGGTTCGGTTTACAATGGTATAGAGAACTTCGAGAATACCCTACTTTTAGAGTAATACAAAATGAATTAATGCTTTTTTGGGAAGCCTGTTGTGCGGATCAAAGATGCTACGGTATGAATTACATTAAAAATAGACGTTTTGGAGCTTCTTTTCTAGGACTAATCGAGGAAGTAGATAAAGGAACAACACGCGAAAATGAACTACTAGGGATAATTTCAAAAACAGGAACGGATGCTAAAAGGTTATTTTTAAGAGCAGTAAGAGCATTTAAAAGACTACCTTCATTTTTCAAACCGCCAACAGATGGAACAACCAATCCTCAATCGGAATTAAGATTTCAACAACAAAACAGAAAGAAAAGGCTAGACGAAACAATCAATGAAGATGATGGACTTGATACTGTATTATTGTGGCAAAACACAACCTTAAATGCATTTGATGGTGACCCGGTGTTTAGAATAATCATTGACGAGAATTGTAAGTGGGAAAAAATACCATTCAATGAATACTGGTACATTGTTAGAGAATCACTAACGGAAGGAGAGGAAATAAAAGGGAAAGCATTTTGTATTTCAACCGTTAACCCATTAAAAAAAGGAGGTTCTGCAGGTAAAGAAATATTTGACGACTCCAAAACAAACAAGAGGAATGACAACGGCAGAACTGATAGCGGACTGTACAATATATTTATTGCAGCAGACTATGGCCTATCAGGATTTTATGACCAATATGGGTTTACTATAGTAGAAAATCCAGAGAAACCGTTTATAAATGACAAAGGCAAACTACAGCATATAGGAAGTTCAGCTTTCCTAGACAATCAAGAATCTTCATTTAAGTCAAATAATATAAAATTAAACAATCAGAAAAGAAAATACCCAAGAAACATTACCGATGCCTTTCGTGATGATGCTTCCGAATGTCCGTTTAATTTAGTACAACTTGACGAACAAGTAGAATACAACGAATACGATTTAGAAGACAAGTATTATAACGATGCGAAAAAGGACTATTTAGGGAATAAAGACTTAGAACGTGGCAATCTTATTTGGGAAGATGGAGTGCAAGATAGTAATGTAGTTTGGCGGCCCGATCCACAGAATGGAAAGTTTTTTATAAAAATAGGATGCCACCCTCCTACTCACTATCGAAATGTAAAGATACAAAAACAATATTTTGGAGGATTTTCTTTTACACCTACAGCCGGGCATATTGGAAGTATAGGAGTTGACCCTTACAACAGAAGTAAAGTTGTAGGCAATAGAGGTTCGTTAGGTTCCGCTTCGGTTGTTGCAGGAAATCATACAGAAGATGATTTGCCAAGAAACGCAATGCTTTGCGAATACCTATCAAGAGCATCAACAGTAGAATTGTTTTTCGAAGATATGATTATGCTTATGGTTTACTATTCAATGCCGGTGCTTATCGAACTTTCAAACGAACGTTTCCTTCAAAAAATAAAGGAACGAGGATACAGACTATATTCAATGAACAATCCTTTTAAACTCGTAAAAGACTTATCGCCTACCGAATTAGAGTTTGGAGGAGCGCCACAACAAGACAGTAAAATTGCCGATGCTCAATTCTACGCAGTACAATCTTTTGTAGATAAACACATTGGTATTGCACGAAACGACGAAGAGAGAGCAAAAGATAAAATTGGCGATTTCCCATTCACAAGAACACTATATCAAATCAAAGAGGTTGACCTAGAGAACAGAACAAAGTCAGATGCTTATATCTCATTCTCTTTAGCCTTATTAGGCAATCAAAAAATAAAAAGGACATCCTCCGTAGAAACCAATACTCAAAAATTAGGTAACCCATTTAAAAAACAACCCTCCTATGCAAACAGATAGCACAACAATAAACGGTATTCCTGATCCATTAGCCCCGGACCACATCAAAAAAACAGATGCTTTTGGTATAAAAGTCGCTAATCACATTGCTTCTGAATGGTTCAGAGGTGGCTTTATAAATAGCACCAGCGGTAATCAGTTCCAAGACAGAAACAAGCAAATTCAAGAACTAAGGTCTTACTATCGCGGTGAGCAAGACCCTGAAAAATACAAAAAATGGCTTTCGAAAAATTCCGATATGTCCATGCTTGAACATATTGATTTGCGAAACATCAATTGGGCAGAGAAATTTTGCAATATTGTAATCAATGGTATTCAAGACGACTTCTATAGGCTTGATATCCGTAGCATTGATAAGCTATCGGCAATGGAAAAAAGAAAAAAATTCATTGAGCATAAAACCAATCAAATGTCAAAAGAGTTTTTTAAAAATGCCAAAGATGAATTAGGCATTGATATGACACCCGATTTTATGCCCGATACCGATGAAGAAATTTTATTGTACCAAGAAATCAAAGAACGCCCTCTAATTGAAATTGGTGAGGAAATAAATATCGACTTTGTTAAAAAAACAAATGGTTGGGAAAGTATAAAATATGAACTTGACCGTGATGCAGTTATTATAGGACTAAATGTAGCGCGTTGTTGGATTGATATAAATGATGGTGTAAAAGTTGAATACATTGATCCAGAAAGGTACGGACACTCCTTTTGCCGAAAAAACGATTTTAGCGATGTGTATTATCATTTCTACGTTGAAACGCTAACCATAAATGAAATCAAACGCGAAAGTAACTTTTTAGAAACAAAGCTAAGAGATATAGCTTCAAAGTATTCTAGTCAAAACAAAGTGTATTTAGATTTTGACCAATGCGACATGAAAGATATTCTAGGAATGAAAGTAGATGTAATGCGTTATGCCTACAAATCATCAAAAGAAATCGTATTCAAGAAAAGTTACAACGAAAATAAAGAAGCTTGGAAAGTATCACAAAGAGATAGTTCATGGGAAAACAAAGGCAATCCAAATTCTAAAATAAGCAAAATTTTAGACACCTGGTACGAAGGTAATTATATCATAGGTTCAAATGAACACCTATACGGATGGAGAGAGTGTGAAAACTTAGCCAAAGACCAAATGAATAAAGCAATGCCTCCTTTTATTTGCCGTTCGACCAATCTTTACAAAAACAGAATTCAATCGTTTCTTTCTAATATAATTCCGTTATTGGACCAGCTTCAGTATCAGTCCTTGAAGATCCAGCAACTTGTTTCCGAGTTAAAACCTGATTTAATTCAAATTGATGTAGATAGTCTTGCCGACCTTACAGACGAAGGTAAAGGAACACAAAAATCGGAAATATGGCAAACCGCATTATCTATCTTGGAAGTAAAAGGGGTTATCGTTACCAAGAGAGTTGATATGGGAGAAATGGGAGCCAAAGAAGGAAGTCCTGCACGGCCAATTCCTCAACAACAAGGAAGCGCTTTAGCACAATTGCTCAATGTATTTAGTATGTATTACAACCAATTGCGCGAGGTTACAGGAATAAACCCGGCAATGGATGGGATGAACGCTAACGATACCTTAGTAGGTGTTAATCAAATGATGCGATTAGCAGGAAATACGGCCACAAAACATATTGTAGATACAGCCACTATGTTTGATAAAAAAGTATGCGAAAGTATTTCAAGCCGAATAAAGACTATCTATATGTTTGACAAAACGGGAGGTCTAAAAAAGCTTTATGAAAATGCTATCGGTATTCAAAATGCAAATCTTTTAGAGCCATTAAAAAACAGACACCTACATGAGTTTGGTTTTTCAGTAGAGATGATACCAGACAAAGAAATGCTTAATGAACTTAAAACAGACTTAAATATCTGCATGCAAGAGCAAACTGTTGATATAAGCGAAAAATACCAAATCCTTGACCTTGCCAAAACGAATTACAAAAAAGCATACGAGTACATGCGTTTCATTCGCAACAGACGACAAAAGCAAAAAATGCAAGAGAACCAAGCTAATATGCAGATGCAAACGCAAGGCAATATTCAATCCGCACAAGCAGCCGAAGAAGCAAAAGGACAAGCCTATCAGAAAAAGAAAATGATAGACCTCGAATATGAAAAGCAAATGGCCCAAGTTAGGCTATTGGAACTTCAAGGTAAGCTTCAAATTGAAGCTCCAAAAGAAGATAAAGAATTCGAACAAGATGTATATTTAGAAAAAATAAAAAACTTGAATATGTCAAGTCTTAACGAGTTCAAGGAAACAGCCAAAGACGAAAGAACAAAGATACAGGCCACGCAACAAAGTAAGATGAAACAAGCTAAAGAAAACGATGCACCTATCGACTTCAAAAACGAACAAGATACGACAACACAAAACCCTTTTTCTTTAGAGTAATAATTAGTAAACACAAAAAAGCCATTCAGATAAACATCATAATGAACATAGAAATAGCTTTCATTTCACAAACCTAAGTGAAAAAACATTACGTTTGTATTATTAATTGTTATTTATTTATACTTTTGTATTACAAACAATTAACTAATACTATATTATGAACGGAGAATTTGAACATTTCGAGAAAATTGTAGAAGAACAGAATAACGTTTCTGAAGAAGTAATCGTTGCTGAGGAAGTAATTCCTGCAGTAGAAACGACAGTGACAGAAGAAGTAATAGTTGCTGAGGAAGTAATCCCAGCAGTAGAGGAAGTAATTCCTGATCCTCTAGCCGATTTGCCCGATGATGTAAAAGAATATGCTGCAGCCAAAAAAGAAAACAAAGACCTAACCTTTGAGGATTTCCAAAAAGAAAAAAACTTTGATATCACTTCTCTAAGCATTTTAGATGTTGCAAGAGAAAAAGCAATCCGTGAAGGTAACGGAAAAATTACCCAAGATAATGTTGACGCCTACCTAGAAAAAAAAACAGGTATAGTGCTAACAGATGAAGATGCAGAACTTGACGAGTACGACGAAAATGATTTAGAAAAATTCATTGGCGATTTTAGAGAAACCTTTGATAAAAAGGCAGAAAAAGAAGTTGTCGAAGAAGAAGTTAAACCCACCGAAGAATTAATTGAGATTGAGAATGGTTTTAAAATTGAGAAATCAGTTTACGAAAACCTCCAAAAATCACAAGCAGAATATGTTTCCAGAATGGAAAAATCAGTTGCCGAAGTAAACGAAAGTTCATTCAGTATTGAATTTGACAATAATGGAACAAAAGAAATTGTTGCTCTTTCTTATGCCACAACCGATGCCGATAAGCAGTTAATGTTATCAACAACAAAGGATGTGAACAATGAAGTGGACAAAATGTTTCGAGATAAAGAAGGAAATTTTAACGATAAACAATTTGCCGAAAGCATCTTGTGGTTAAACCCTACGGCTCGTGAAAAAATGATTAATACACTTGTTCATAAAGCGGTGGCGATAAGCACCGAAAAATTATTGAAACAAGAGTACAACCCTAACTTTCAAGGCGCCAACTTTAAACAAGGAACGAACCCTCAACCGCAAAAACAAACCACAGTGTATAGACCACCAGGAACTTTGCAGGTTGATGTAATTTAATTTACCCACCTTTTAAAACCTAGAAATTATGGCTTTTGACTTATTATTAAACAACTTATCAGGAGCGTCTGTAATAGACCAACCCGGAGGACTTATTCCCGGCTCCAACAACTGGATTGATCCATACAATTACGCTATGGTGTATCAACCAGACTTGATGGCAAAAATGCACTATGCTAATGGCAGAGGTAAACTTTTCAAGTTTATCGAATTGATGGCTAAAAGAAGCACCTATTCTGCTGATTTAGTTAAACACTCTGAAATGGGAAGATTGCAAAACAAACTAAAATTAGTTAATTGTGCTGTCAACA